GCAAGGCGGTGGACATACTTGGGACAACGTGCAATGTGCGTGTCGGAAATGCAATATACAAAAAGCCGCACACGTGCGAGGACAACTCCGACTCGCGATATAACATTAACCGTAATGGTATCAATAAGTTCCGGGGGTAGGGTAAACGTTGCTAACCCTAGGTGCTCCAAACCACCCTGGCGTAACGTAGGGCATTTGGCTACCTGACCGCATGGACACCCAGAGTGCAAAGGCTCCGAATCCGGAGCGATTCCCAGCGAGACGCGATCGGCGTGGCGGGTGGAACCGGAACACACCCACGAAGGACGATGGCCCTCAGGCGCCACCAGCGGCCGCGAGAGACCCGATCGCGTTCATCAACAGCCTGACGCATACGAAAGGCCCGCACGCGCGGGAGACGTTCCACTTGCGCCCGTGGCAGGTGAAGATTCTGAAGCAGATTTTCAAGAAGCGGAAGGACGGGACGCGGCAGTACCGGACGTGCCTACTGATGCTCCCGCGCAAGAACGGGAAGTCGGAGCTCGCCGCGGCGATTGCGCTGTATGGGCTCTTAGCGGACGGCGAGACGGGGGCGGAAGTCTACAGCGCGGCCGCGGATAAGGACCAGGCCGGCCTGGTCTTCGGCGTGGCGGCGCAGATGCTGCGCAACGATCCTGTGCTGAGTGAAGCGTGCTATATCGTCGACTCGCAGAAACGGATTGTGCATCAGCAGAGTGCAAGTGTGTATAAGGCGATTAGCGCGGAGGCGTACAGCAAGCACGGGTTTAACGCCTCGATGGTGATCTATGACGAGCTGCACGCGGCGCCCGATCGCCGGCTGTATGACGTGCTGTCAACGAGCATGGGCGCCCGGGCGCAGCCGTTGCTGCTGGTGATCTCGACGGCCGGGTTTGACCGGCATTCCATCTTGTGGGAACTCTACAGCCACGCGAAGAAGGTCCAGGAGAATCCCAGCATCGATCCGACGTTCCTGCCGATTCTGTACGAGGCGCCGGAGGGCGCCGATTGGACCTCGCAGAAGGTGTGGAAAAAAGCCAATCCCGCGCTCGGGGATTTTCGGAGTCTTGAGGAGATGCAGATTGTCGCGGCGCGGGCGAAAGCGATCCCGGCGCAGGAGAACACGTTTCGCCGGCTGTATTTGAATCAGTGGACGGAGCAAGCGAGCCGCTGGCTCGCGCTCGACGCGTGGGATGGGTGCCGGGTGGTGGCCTGACATGCGCTGTCCGCATTGCGGTGAGGATCGGTTGATTGAACGTGTCGGCCCGAATATCTGGTTCTGCCAAGTGTGCGGGCGATCGTGGTATGTGCCATGACGCACGCGGAATACCGGCAGAGTCTCACCGGCCGGGCGTGTTATGCCGGGCTCGACTTGTCGAGTACGAAAGACCTCACCGCGCTGGTCGGTGTGTTTCCGGATGCAACCGGCTTCGATGTGCTTCCAGAATTTTTCGTGCCCGCCGATCACATTCCAGAGCGGGCGCGGCGTGATCGCGTCCCCTACGATGAATGGGCGCGGCACGGGCTGCTGAATGCGACGCCGGGGAACTCGGTTGATTACGAGTACGTCCGACAGACGGTGCTCGCCTGGGCGCGGCTCTTTGATTTCAAAGTGCTCGGCGTCGACCCCTGGAATGCGCGCGGGCTGATTACGCAACTCAGCGAACAGGACGGGTTGACCGTTGTGGAAGTCCGGCAGGGCTTCGCGAGCCTGTCGGGGCCGTCGAAAGCGCTGGAAACGGCGATTCTCTCGAAGCGGCTCCGCCATAATGGGCACGCCGTGTTGCGCTGGTGTATCAGTAACGTCTCGCTGGAGACGGACGCCGCGGGGAATATCAAGCCGTCGAAAGCGGCGAGTACGGAGCGGATTGACGGCGTCGTCGCGCTCGTCATGGCGATCGACCAGATGGAACGACAGCAGCACCTGATGGCGCCCGATTATTCGCTCATGGTGGTCGGATGACGGACGCGCCAAAACCCCGCCGGGAGCCGAAGCTCGGCGCGGTCGTGTCCGCGTGGGTGTCCGCGTCCGCCTACGATCGGATTATCAAAGCGGCGAACGCGCGGGAGGTCTCGGTCTCGAAACTCGTGCGCGAGATCCTAGAGAAATCTGCGAAGGGCCGGCCGCCTGTGTAACCTGTCCCCGCCACATGGACCGCGCGTATGCCCTGCTCGCAATCAAGTCCGTCGCGGCGGGCGCGCGGAGATTCAGCGGTATTGCGTCCACGCCCGAACTCGATCGCCAGGGCGATAGCTTCGATCCGGCCGGGGCCACCTTCCGCAATTCGCTCCCGCTCCTGTGGCATCACGATCCGAAACAACCGATTGGCCGCGTCACGCTGACCCGCACGCCTGAGGGCATCCTGTTCGAGGCGACGATCCCCGAAGTGGACGAGCCGGGGCCGTTCAAGACGCGCGTCGACGAGGCGTGGCAAAGCATCAAGGCGGGCGTGATTACGGGCGTCTCGATTGGCCATCGGATCCTCGATGGCGGCCTCGAGATGCTCCGCAACGGCACGCGGCGGATCACCAAAAGCGAAATCTGCGAGCTGAGTCTCGTCACCATTCCGGCGAATGCGTCGGCGTCCATTCTGACTGTCAAATCGTTAGCGAAGAAGAGGCCCGTTATGACGATCGCCGAACGTATTCAAGGACTCACGCAAACACGGGCGGACCTCGGGATGCAGATGCAGAATCTGATGGAGAGCGCGCCTGCAGGCAGCACGCTCGATGAGTCAACGGCCGCGACCGTGGACGAGATCAAACTGAAAATCAAGACCTGCGAGACCGACGAGGCCCGTTGGCGCGACCTGGAAGCGGTGCAGATGACGAAGGCGACGGCCGTCACATCGCCATACTCGCACGTGTCTGTGAGCGAGACTGTCGAGCCGGGGATCAAGTTCGCGCGGTACGTGCTCGCCAGTATCGGCTGCAAGTACATGAACACCGACGCGGTCACCTATGCCCAGAGTCGGTGGGGCAGTTCGACGCCTGATGTGGCGCTCGCATTGAAAGCGGCCGTCGCCGCGGGCACGACGACCGACGCGACGTGGGCGAAGCCGCTGGTCAACCCGTCGATTACGGCCGACTTCCTGCCGTTGCTCCGTGCGGCCACGATCATCGGGAAGATCGCCGGCTTGCGCAAAGTGCCGTTCAACGTCAACGTGCCCCAGCAGACGGCCGGCGGCGTCGTGGCGTGGGTGGGCGAGCTGAAGCCGAAACCCGTCACCGCCATGGCGTTCGCGATGGAGAATCTCCCGTTCAATAAAGTCGCGGCGATCGTGGTGCTGAGTCAGGAACTCGTGCGGTTCAGCAATCCGTCCGCAGAGGCGGTCGTGCGCGATTCCCTCGTGAAAGACATCGCCGCGTATCTCGACGCGCAATTCATCAACCCGGCGGTCGCGGCGGTGGCGGGTGTCAATCCGGCGTCGATCACGAACGGCGCACCCACGGCGGCGGCGACGACCAATCCGCTCGCGGACATCCTCGGGCTGATTAATCACTTCGCGACGAACAATATTCCCGTCGACGGGTTGACGTTTCTCCTCTCGCCCGCGAATGCGCTGGCGCTATCGTTCCGTACCAACCTGGACGGCTCGCCGGAGTTCCCCGGCATCGGGATCAACGGCGGCACCTACAAGGGGTTGCAGTTCATTACGTCGAACACGCTGACGACAAACGTGGTGGCGCTGGCCCCGCAATACATCCTCATGGCCGACGACGGCGGCGTGACGATCGACGCGAGCACGGAAGCCTCGCTACAGATGGACAGCGCGCCGGTTTCGCCGGTCATTGACACCACGGTTATGGTGTCCATGTTCCAGATGAACGCCGTCGCGTTGCGCGCGGAGCGGTACATCACCTGGAAGCGCGTCGGCACGAATACCGTGAAGTACCTGACCGCAACGGCATGGCCCTCGCCCACGGGCGGCACGACGATGGCGGCGAGCGGGAAGGGCTAGGCGCGTGAGCGTGCTCGCGACGGTGCGATCCCGGCTGGCGTCCATGCTGACGCTGGTCGGCGGTGGGAGTGGATCGTCGTGGTATCCGGTCGTCCGTGAGCCATACACGGGCGCCTGGCAAAACAACGATCCACTGACGACCGAATCCGCGCTGGGGAATCCCAGCGTATTCGGCGCGGTCTCGCGTATCAGCCAAGACATTAGCAAGATCGCGCCGCCGCTCCTGCTCGAGCGCGATCGCCTCGGGTTCTGGTCGGAGACGACGAATCCCGCGTACTCGCCCGTCTTGCGGCGCCCGAATCACTATCAGACGGCACAGCAGTTCATCGAGACGTGGGTGATCGACAAGCTGCTGTACGGGAACTTCTACGGGCTCAAACGGCGCGATGAGCGCGGCGTCGTCAACGAGCTCCACCGGCTCGACCCCGCGCGCGTGAAAGTCCTCACGGCGCCCGATGGCAGCGTCTACTACGAACTCCAAAGCAACGACCTCGCCGGCATGCCGGCGTCGACACAGCCCGTCGTGATTCCGGCGCGTGAGATCATTCACGATCGCTGGAACTGCCTGTATCACCCGTTGTGCGGGGTCTCGCCGCTGTCCGCGATTACTGGCGCGATTGCGCAAGCGAAAGCGATTCAAGATAACAGCACCACGTTCTTTGCGAAAGGCGCGCGTCCCTCGGGTGTCCTCATTGCGCCGACGAAGCTGGACCCGCTCTCCGCGGCGCGTCTGAAAACTGACGCGGCGAACTTCAAGAGCGGCGAGATTCTGATCGCGGAACTCGGGATGAAGTACGAGAGCGTCTCGACCTCGGCCGTTGATGCGCAAGTCATCGAACAACTCGGCTGGACTGAGGAGAAAATCTGCGAGGTACTCGGCCTGCCGATTTCGATTCTCAATAGCAGCAAACAGCCGCCGTACGCGAACGCGGAAGCCTCGCAGTTGCAATACAAGTCACAGTGCCTCGAGCCGCACCTTGTCTCGATTGCGACGTGTCTCGATGAAGGGCTCGAGCTGCCGTCGTATCTCACGATCGAGTTCGACGACGGGCTGCTGATTTGGATGGACACAATGAGCCGTGTCCAAGCGGCGCAGGCGGCGACGAGCGCGGGCGTGCTCTCGCCGAACGAGGCGCGGAGTGAATGGTTCGGGCTCGGGCCTGTCCCCGGCGGCGAGACGCCGTACCGGCAACAGCAGGACTGGCCCTTGTCGACCTTGGCGGAGCGCGATCCCCCGGCCGTGCCCGCTACGCCGCCGGCGACTGCCACGCCCGCGGAAGAGGTTCCCGCGTGACGCTCGAGTTCTCGCGCGTCACGCTGGAGCCACTCTGGACGGTCGACCAGGCCAAAGTCCACTTGCGGATTACCGGGTCCGACCACGACGCCGACGTGGCGCAGAAGCTCGCGACGGCGCAAGAGGCGATCTTGTCGTATCTCAATGTGGCGGTCGATCCCACGTGGGATGCGGCGACAGCACCGGCCGCCGTGACGCATGCGATCCACTTGCTGACGGCGTACTACTACGAGGACCGCGGTGACGGCGAGCTGCCGGATCCGTGGCCGAAGATTTACGCGCTACTCGCCGCTTATCGGGATCCGACGGTGGCGTAATGGCGCGCGGGGCTCGCCGGCATCTCGTGACGTTTCAGAATCCGGCGCCAACAGAGCCGGTGACGTGGACGGATCTTGTGCCGGCTGCGTGGTTTGTCAGCCTGACGATTCTCACCGGGGATGACATCGGCGTGTTTATCGAGCCCGCGGCGGGCACGCCGACGAGTTCGGCCTCGTGGGTCGTGCGCGGCGATTTTCATCCTGGCGTGACGACGCAGACCCGGATGATTTGGGGCAGTCACATGTTCGCGATCACCAGCGTGGACAACGTTGAGATGCGGGGCGTCGACATGGAATGTCGCGCGGTGCAGGTGGCGCCCTAATGCCGGCCGCGCTCCGTCTGTTCGGCATTCAAGAATTGAAAATCGCGCTCGCGAACTTGCCCACGGAATTAAAAGGGCAAGCCTCGAAGCTCGTGCTGGATACCGCCTATGCGGCCGCGGCAGAGATCGAAGCGGCGTATCCGCAGGGGCCGACGGGGAACTTGAAAAAGGGCGTCAAGGTGCGCGTCCTGGAATTTGGGCCGCATGCCGTAGCGGCGCAAGTGCGAAGCACGGCGCCTCATGCCTGGTGGAACGAGCACGGGGACCGACTGCACGAGCGCGAAACGAAGCAGAAGGCCAAGCGCGGACGGATGTTCTCAAAGAAAGGGATCCCGCGGCCGATCTTTGTGCCGACGATGATCCGGTATCGGCGCGCGATGTATCTCAAGCTCGCCGAGATCATCAAGGCGACGGGCCTTGATGTGAAACTCGAAGGATAAGGGGGCAGCGATGGCAATTAAGACAGGTCGATACGGGCAGGTCCTCTGGGATCCGGCGGCGACGACGCCGGTGGCGCTGATTTCGTTGAACGCCTGGACGGGCGACTTCTCGATCGAGTACGAAGATGTCACCTGTTTTCTTGACGTAAACCACGTGTACATCCCAGGGCTCGCAAAACGTGAGGGGACCCTAGCAGGGTACTGGGACTCATCGAACATCGAGATCTTCGAGGCGGCGGATCAAGAAACGCCGGGGATGCTCAAACTGTTCCCGAACAATACCGAAACCACGTTCTTCTGGTCGGGCCTCGCCTACATGGACGCGAGCATCGATTGCAGTCTCGCGGCGCCAAAGGTGACCGGCTCGTGGCGGGCCGCCGGGCCGTTCCCGCTGTCGGGCGGCGTCTAGCGTGTGTTCGAGAAGATCGCGCTGCACGGCGGCGCGGCGTCGATCGTCTGGGGGTATCGCCCAGCGGTCGAGCTGCGCACCTGGCGGATTGTGAAGTCGGAAGGGAAATGGATTCTCAGCGGGACGATCGCCCGCGTCGACAAATTTCAAGCCCGGCAGGCGCCGCTCCTGTTCACGGCGCCGCGGCCGGGCGGGTTCTGGGCGTGGCCGATCGAAACGATCGCGATTGGGGAAACGAGCGTACGGGCAAAGCTGGGGCCGCCAGTACAGTAGTAGGGGGCATACATGGCACGCTGTCGGGTTGTCTCGCCGGATACGGTGCGCTTGCCGCTCACCGACGGCGATTTTCTCCTCGTCAAAAAAGAACTGAACGCGGGCGAATATATCGACTCCCTGACGGAGATGGGCGCGGGCAAGGCGCTGGCCGTCGTCGTCGCGTATCTCGTGAGCTGGACACTCGTGGGCGTGAATGATGCGCCGATCGCGTATCACCTCGGGCTGTCGACGGACGAACGGCGGGACGTGCTCCGAAGTCTCGATGTCGCGACACTCGTCGAGATCACGCAGGCGCTTGACGCGCATGCGACGGCGAATGAACGCGCGATTGCAGAAAAAAAAAGGACGAGCGATCTCGTCGCCGTATCCTGACGGACCTCGCGTTGTGCAAGGTGATGGGTATGAGCTATGAGGACATTCGGGCGTTGCCGCGGGAGGTGTACGAAGTGCTCATCGAGGATCTGAACGCGCGCACAGAGAAGGCGGAACTCGAGGTACTCGACTAAATGGCCGCGTTGTCGGGCGTGATGACGGCGGACTTCTCGCAGTTCACGCAGGAAATCGATCGCTCCGTCGTGAAGCTGAAGGAGCTCGAAGGCGCGGGCGCCAGTACAGGCAACGCGTTTGGCGATATGGCGGAGGGCCTGGGCGCCGCCGATCGCGTCTTGTCAACGGTGGGCGTCAACCTGAGCAAGCCGATCGGCGCGCTGCGGGAACTCGGCAACGTCTCGGGGCTGACCTTTGAGAAGCTGGGCGCCTTTGGCTCGCTCGGGCTCGCGGCGAGCGTCGGCGTGGCGACGTTTGAACTCACCAAAATGGGCGCCGAGTTTATCGGGCTCGATACGGCGATCGGCAATGCGACGGCGAAGCTCCTCGGGTGGGGCGATGTGGCGGCGGCGAATGCGACCGCGCAAACGGACGCCCTCGCGCTCGCGACGCAACGCGCGGGCTACGCCGTCACGACCGTGACCGAAGCGATCCGGGTGAATACGGAGTGGAATGCGAAGCACGCCGCCTCGTTGAATACGGGCGCGCAACGGCTCGCCGACTGGGACCGGCAGATCTCAAAGGTCCGCAATAGCGGCGACCTCGAGACGATCACGCGGGAACTGAAAGAGGGCTCGTCGACCGTCAAGCAACTCGCGGAACGGTTCGGGATTAGCGCCGAAGCGATTACGCATTACACGAACCGGGCAAAAGAGAGCAGCGCGATCCTCGAGAAACTCCGCGAGAAGGAACGCGCGGATCTGAAGAAAGTCAGCGACGCGCAAGCCGAACTCAATCAACTCGGCGGCGGCTGGCGGACCACGCTCGAGACGATCCTGCCCGCGACGGCGGCGGCTGCGACCGCGGCGCTCGCGCTCGGGGGGGCGCAATCCACGATCGCGACGGCGATGAATTTGTCGGAAGTACAAGTGTCGGCGCTCAACAAAGCCCTTCAGGAACAGACCCGGATCCTGCAACTCAACGAGCCCGCGCTCGGCTCGCTCGATAGTTGGATGAAATCGCTGGCGCCGGAGATCCGCAAAGCGGGCGAATCACAGATGTTCTTTGACCAACAGCTCATGGCGTCGATCGCGACGGTCGAATCGGCGGCCGTGCCCGCGCTGGAAAAACTCGAGGAGACGTATCGCAGTGTGACCGAAGCGGCGCGGGAAGCCGCGGCGCCGAGTAAGAACGCGCCCGGCAGTGTCGGCGTGAACCTCGGCGGCATGGCCTTCGGCACGATGGGCGTCGAAGCGGCGATGAGTGCGTATACGGCGCGCTTCGGCAGTGGCAGCGCGGCCGGCGCGATTGGCGGCGGGCCGGCGCCCGACTTCCTCTCCTGGGCGATGAAGATGGGCTACGCGACGAAGGGCACGCAAGTCTCGAACACGTTCAACATCGTCGACACCGAGTCCGAGATCGCGCGGCGCGTGTCTGAAGAAATCAGCCGGCAGATTCAACGCGGGTCGCTGGTGACGTAATGCCGTTACAGCCTGCAGTTCTGAACACGGCGCGTCTGAACAACTTCCGCCTGAACTATCTCACGGCCGATCAAGCGGCGACACGGCCAGCGCGGATCTGGTTCATTCTCGGCGGCGTCGACATCTCCGCCCCGACGAGTCCCACGCGCGTGATCTACAAGTCCGTGTCGATTCGCGATGTCGTATTTGACACGCCGAATACCTGCCAGATTACGTTCTACGGCGCGGCGCCGACACTGGGCGCCCGGCTTGAGGTGTGGGTCGACAGCAACGATCCGACGCTCCTCTTTGGCGGCGAGTTGCAAACCGTCGACCGCACCTACAAGGGCCGGCCGACCACCGTCATGCATCCCTGCACGGCCATCGACGATACGGCGCGGGCGAACCGCAAGCGCCCGCTCGGCCTCTGGACGAACACGAGCGCGACGACGATCGCGCAATGGCTGATTAGCACCTATGCGCCCGGCTACTCGAGCGCGGGCGTCGAGGCGAATCTTCCGCCGATCTCGATTAACTTCGACGGCAGCGAAGGCGGCATGAAAGGCTGCTTGACGGCGCTCGCGAAGATCATCGGCGGCTACTGGTACTTCGAGAACCGGACGTTGTACTTGTTCATCACGCCGCCGGGGCCGGCGCCCGATCCGATTGACGACTCGCCGAGTCGGTTCCTGCATGAGCCGCCGATCCGTTGGACGATCGACAAGTCGCAAGTGCGGACGCGGGTGTTCGGCAAGGGCGCGAGCACGCAGCTTGCCGCGACGGTCGATGCCACGGTGACGACGATCCCCGTCGAGATCGCGACGATGTTTAATGCGGTCGGCGGACAGGCGATTAGCGCGGTCACGCCAGACGGGGCCGCGTCCCGCGTGCTGACGTATACGGGTGTGCAACTCGGCGGCGGCGGTGGGCTCGTGGGACCGGGCGCGACGCCGTCCGCAGCGCCGGGGGTGTCGGCGGTCGATGGCGCCGGGATCGAATCGGGCATCCACAAGTACGCCTACACGTTCACGACGGCGAGTGGGGAATCGCTCCCGAGTCCGATCGCCGCGGTCTCGGTCGGGCTCACGGCGCCGCCGTCGGTCGCGCCGACGCCGGGCGCCGTGCAGGCCGGCGGATCCGTCGATGTCGGCACGCACTTCTACGCGGTGACGTTTGTCACGGCAACCGGCGAAACGACCACGCCGGGCGTCACGCAATCCGCGACAACGTCGGTCGGCGGCTACTACGTGCCGGCGCCGACGAATACGCTCCTCTTGTCCAATGTGTTAGATGCGATGACGACGGCGTATCAGCCGGGGGACGTGATGACGTTTCGGTATGCCTATGTCAACGCGCAGGGGGTGACGACGGCGGGGCCGCTGTCGGCGCCGATCACGGCAATTCATTATGGCGGGCAGCCGGCTACTGTGAGTCAGGGGATCAAGCTCTCGGGGTTGTCGATCTCGCCGGATGCGACCGTGACGACGCGGCGGGTGTATCGCTACAGGAACGGCGTGTTCCAGAACTCGTATAACGTGGCGGAATCGTTCGGGGGGAACTATACCGATGGCAGCGGGGAGACGCTGCTCGGTGTCCCGCCAGCCGGGACGAATACGGCGCTTGTGCCGGGGACGGCGTATCAGACGGTGCCGCTCTCGGGGATTGCGATCGGGCCGCCGAACGTGACGGCGCGCCGGCTCTATCGCAGTACTGGCGGTGACTACAAACTGCTCGCGACGATCGCGAACAATACGCAGACCACGTACACCGATACGACCGCGAACGCGAGTCTCGGCGCCGTCATGCCCGCGACGAACACAGCCGTGGCGAACAATGTGCGCCTGACGTTCGGCGTCGGAGGGTCCGGCGTAACCGGGCGCAAGATCTATCGCTCGAAGGCGAATGTCGATCCGCTGCAACTCCTGACGCCGATCGCCGACAACACGACCACCGTGATTCAGGACAACGCGCCAGATGCGAACCTCGGCGCGGCGGCGCCGGCGTCCGATACCTCGGGGCTGACGCAGCCGAACGGGCAAGTCCCGGCCGGCTCGACCACAATGATCGTCGCGAACGCCGCGGCGTTTAGTGCAACAGGCGGCTGGGCCGTCGTCGGCAACGGCGAACAAACGATCCGCTACAGCGGGACGACGGCGAGCACGCTTACGGGGATTCCGGCGACAGGGGTCGGGTCGCTCGTGGCCGCCGTCGCGTACAACTCCACGGTGACCGCGTCACCGGCGTTGCTCGGCGTCGTCGGCATCCTCGAGTTGATGTTGAAGGATTCGCCGATCTATGTGTGGGTGCAGCGCGACGACCTCGCCGCGCAGGCGTACATGCTGAGTCTCGACGGGACGGGCGACGGGATCTATGAGCACATCGTCAGCGACGAGCGGCGCTCCGAAGCGTCGTTGATGCAAGTGTGCGATGCAGAACTCGAACTCTATAGCCGGCCGCTCGTGAGCGTGACGTATGCGAGCCGCGACACGAAAACGAAATCCGGCAAGACCGTCACGATCGCGCTCGCGACGCCGGCGATTCAGGAGACGCTCACGATTCAGGATGTCGCCGTCTCCGAGATCGGCGTGGCGCCGACGCTCCGGCCGAAGTTCACGGTCACGGCGTCCAGTGTGCGGCATTCGTTCGATGCGATTCTCCAGCAGCTCTTACGAAAGGCGGGCGCCTGATGGCGATTGACCGCGGTCCCTGGAATGCGCTGATTGACGACGACGGCTCAAACCTGGTCGGGACCGTCTGGAACAAAGACAAGATTAAGACGGTCCTCCTCGATCCGACGGATGCCGCGATCGCGGCGGGCGATGCGGCGATCATCGTGCCGACGCAGGGGGCGTGGACGCCGGTCGATGCGAGCGGCGCGGGGCTCGTGTACGGCTATGCGGTCGGTCGCTACTGGCGATTCCATAGTCTCGTGATGATTACAGCGCAGGTCAATTATCCCGTGACGTCGAACGGGGCGAACGCCAAGATCGGCGGCCTCCCGGTCGCGCCGGCGCATATTGCGGCGGGGTTGTTCGGCCTCGTGAATGCCTACACGTTCCGCGTGCTCACGGGGGCCACGGTGATCGAGATCCTGCACGGCGCAACCGGGGTCGCCGCCACCAATGCGCAAATCAGCGGCGCCGGCTGCGTGTTCTCGGGCGTGTATCTCAGCGCGTAAAAAGGACACCCTATGGCTGCACCATTTCCGCCGCAAGGGAATCAGACCCAACATACTGAACGGCCGCTGAAGGTCTATGCGGAGCAATACCTCGAGGGGCAGCCGCTCCCGGTCGGCGTCGTCACCGACTATGGCGATCCGCCGCTCTTCGTCGATGGGCTGCCGCGCGTGCCCTTATCGACGGGGTGGGTCGTCGTGGCGCTCACTGATTGGGTGATCTCGAATCGCTATCGCGGCACGCCGATCGAGGTGATCTCGCACGAGGAAATGACGGAACGCTTCGGCACGCAAGGAGACGCGATCACATGATCACATTCCTATTTCTGCTGATCATCCTCGGGTGTGCGCTGTATCTCGTCGAGAATTAGGGAACTATATACTTGACTCCCGTGGTCATTGTGGCCCATAATTGACTCATATCGAAACGCACAATCTCAACCTTCCAACTGTTTGAGCGGTTCCCCGACAAGGAATCCGCCCGCGTCTATTTCGAGCAGCGGCGTTGGCCGAACGGTGCTGTTTGCCCGGTCTGCAAGAGCGACGAGCGGATCACCGTCAGGAAGGGCGGTTATTACCGCTGTAACGCCTGTGCTGAGGACTTCACCGTCCGGACGGGCACGGTCATGGAGCGGAGTCACATCCCGCTGCATAAGTGGCTGTATGCGATGTATCTGCTCGTCACGGCCCGCAAGGGGATCTCCAGTCTGCAACTGTCGAAGCAAATCGGCGTGACGCAGAAAACGGCATGGTTCCTGTTGCACCGACTCCGCGAAGCCTGTGGCGGGCGCAACCTTCGGAAACTCAAAGGCATCATCGAAATCGACGAGTGTTTCGTCGGCGGCTTGGAGGGCAATAAGCACGCGAATAAGAAACTGCACGCCGGACGCGGGCCTGTCGGCAAGACGGCCGTTCTAAGCGACTCACCTACAAGGCGTTGATTCAATGAGTGGTCCATTTGAAGATCCAGATCCTTTTGATTGGC